AAGGCGCGCAAGCAGCCGCCGAGACCGAGATCATGGAGAAGGTATTTAGCCGCGAGAGCCTTGCAAAAAAGATAGACTTAACAAAGGGGCAAGACGCTTTTAAAGACATTATGCAAGAGTTCGAGTTCCAAGAAATTGTCAAGACTGCATATCTAAAAGTCCGAGCAAATCTATTCGAGCTTATCAATGTCGATGAAACTACAATACCAAAAGTTTTCCAATTTGTCAAAGCTGTAATCGATGAAAGCAAAGTACAAAATACAGAGCTTTTAGCTGGCATTCAGTCCGAGCCGAGCTCTGAGTTTTGGCAAAACCAAGACTTAGACGGAATCTTGGACTCACTAAAGTTTTTTCGTGAAACGGTATGCCGAAGAGTCCGCATTATGTGAGTATTACCTTGAGGACTTGACTGTATTTAATGACCCTGACGATGACGAGTATGAAGAGACGGACGGAGATGAGAGTGCGTATTACCTTGGCGAAATTGTAGGCTCATATTGGATATTCAAAGGCGTTGCAGGCGGCGATCCTGCAGCGTATCTTCGACTGTATTACGATACCCCGCGTGTCGATGTAATCCGTACCTATGCCTATACCATAACTTACCACAAAGAACGCCGCAAACTGGAGCGCAGAATCAATGGCCGATGATATAAAAATTAAACTAGGACTGGATGCTACCGAGTTATTCAATGGAATAACAAAGGCAACAGGCGAGCTTAATAAATTAGCAGGCTCTGCAGATAAAGCAGAGACAGAGATTAAACAGCTCGATAATCAGAAAGTCGATATTGATATTGCGCCCGCTGAAAGCGGATTAAACTCACTAGCAGCAAAAGCTAGAGATCTTGGTTCTGATATAAAAAGTTCTTTTAATATGGACAGCCTCGCGAGTGGTATTGCAGGCGGTCTTGCAGGCGGTCTTGCAAGTGGTGGTATATCAACTGTCATATCCGGGATTCAATCAATTGGTAGCAATATATTTAATGCTGCTATGGAAGCCGATGAGTTCGGCGATACTTTGGAAGTAGCATTTAAACAACAAGGTATTGAGGATGTAGATGCAGAGATTGAAAAGGTAAGTAAATCAACAAGGCAATTAGCCGATGACCTTGGATTGCCTACGCAAAGAACCCGCGAACTTGCTACAACCGTTGCAACCATGGGTGGTATATCAGGTAAGCAAGCTGAAGAGCTAACAAAGCTCTCTGCAGGTCTAGAGACATTCTCTGGTGGAGCTGTAAAAGGCGAAGCCGTTGCACTTGCATTCTCGAAAGGCCTTGCAGACCCCGAAGGCGCGGCCGCTATTGAAAAACTAGCCAAGAAATACCCTCAACTTGCAGAGACTTTGCGCTCAAATATCGAACCCGCCGAAAAGATGCGAATAGCAAATGAAATGCTAGGAGAATCGTTCAAAACCGTAGCAGACCAACAAGGCGATGCAGGCGGTACATTCAATAAGTTTAGTAATGCGCTCAATGCTGCATATGAGACTATTGGAACTGGTATCATGGATGTAATCAATATGGTTATTCCGATATTCCAGAATACGCTCGGTCCTATATTTTCTGAATTTGGCGATACGATTGGTGGTGTATTTGAGCGTATGTGGTCTATTGTGCAACCTATCCTCGCAGTTATTGGAGGCGTAATAATTGCAAGCATAGTGCAGTCAATAAACTTTGCAATGAATGTTCTCAATACATTCTATGAATTATGGATATATGCATTTGATCAAATTATGGCTATTATTCAGCCCCTTGTTGATGCAATTAAATCTGCACTGGGTATGGATGGCGCAATGGGTGAAAGTATCGATGTTATGAAAATATTTGAAGGCGCTCTTGATGCAGTAATTGCAGTTATGGGCGTAATATTCGATGTTATCGAACAAGTTGGGAAAGCGATAATTGATATTTTGGTTGCTACTATCAAACAAGCAATTGAGATAGTTAAAAACATAGTTACTGAAATTGGTAACTTTATTAAATGGATTGGCGAACTTGTTATGAAAATCCCTGGAGTTTCAACTGTATTCGAGGGATTGCAAAAAGCATTTGCAGGAGTAAAATCATTCTTTCAAGAATTGCCTAAAATCATTAATGAGCCGATGGTATATTTAAAAGCCGTCGGATTTACATTCCAAGCGGTGTTCGGTGTATTAGCCGATGCTTTTGAAAGCATTAAAAACCTAGACTTCTCTGGAGCGGCTACTAAAGTTGCATCTTTATTTGATACAAGCAATTGGTCGGCTGCTTTTGGTGCAGGATTGCAAAAAGCTAGAGAAGAATTAAAGGCAACTGCTAAGACTGCAGTGGAGACAGGAACTCAAATACAAAAGTCTCAAATAGAAACAGATGGTAAAGGTGGTAAAACTGATAAAGATGGAAAGGGCGGTAAAGATGGTAAAGGCGGTAAAGGTGGCGCAACTACTGGCAAAACCCCTGAAGCCAAATCAGAACTTGAGCAACTGAAAATAGATCTTAAAGACAAAGAGGATGCAATCAAAAGTTCTAATTTCTTCAAATTAGAAGAAGCAAAAAAAGCAGGTGAAGATGAGAAAGTAGCAAGGGCGCGTCTCGATGCAGAAGCAAAAGCAACCCTTAGAGAGTTTCTTAATACTAGACTTGCTAATGTCAAAGATGCAAATGCAATCTTGACTCAAGAGCAAGCGACCAGCATTATCAAGCCAAGCACTAAGAAAGGCGAAACTGTGCAGAATGTCTTGTCGTTTTATACTGATAATATTGCAAAGTTTAGCGCTGGTGCGGTTGCAGAAGTTAAGATAAAGCCTACCGACTTCAAAGAGACTATTAAAGAGTTTGATGATCTTGCAAAAGACATTGCTAAGACTTCAGAATCTTTAGTGCCTACAACCCTCGCTACGAGTCAAGAGGCGCTTGATGGGACTATTGCGACGGTTCAGCAATATATCGACTTCATAAAGCTTCAAAATGATGAAATTGCACTCAAGCAAGCAGAGGCATTAGCGGCTGGAAATCAAGAGGCGGCTGATAAATTCGGCGAGTCAATACAAAAGAATGTGCAGAATATCAATTTGCTAAGTGGCCGCTTGGAGCGATTCGGTACGGATAGCAAGGCAGCAATCGAGAAAACCGCGCGCGAGTCTACTCTCGAATTCCAAATACAGACCGCTTTGCAAACTAGCATTCTTGATGTATTTAATTCAGAGAAAATACGCAAGGAGAAAGAGGCCAACGATAAGATAAGAGAGGAACGCCTCGGCGCTCTTAATGCTGAAGAAGATGATCTTACAAAGAGCCTTGCAAAGCGAGAAATTAGCTTCGAAGATTATGCTGCAAAAGTTGCAGAGATTGACGCGCAAAGAAAACAAGTAGAAGAGCAAACCGAAGTAACTTTCTTGCAAAGACTCAAAACTGCAGGTGATCAAGCGGCCGCGAGCGTATTCAAATCTCAATCCGAGATATTTAAGAAAAACGCCGAAGGTATGCAAGGCAATCAGAAAGTATTTAATCAATTTGTCGGTCAAACCTTAGAACAATTTGGAACGCTCGCCGCTTCAGGAAAAGCAACCCTTGCAGACTTCGGAAATGCAGCCGCGGGCGCGGCGTTTGATGCCGTCTCAAAAATGATACCGTCTTTTGTTGTTGGTATTTTAGGAAGCTCAATCACCACACTCGGACCGATTGCAGGGCCGCTTATTGCAGCTACTCTTACTGCAGGGCTTCAGTTGCTTTTAGCAAACGCAAGAGGCGCTCTCGGCTTCAAAGACGGCGTTGTAGGACTCGAAGGCCCGGGCACTGAAAGAAGCGACTCTATACCCGCATGGCTATCGAAAGGCGAATCGGTTATTACAGCGGCGGGCACGCGGGCAAATCGCGAAGAGCTCGAATGGATGAATAAAAACCCCGGAATGAGTATTCGCGATTACTTTACTTCAAACGCTCCGCAAGTTCGATACTCAGTGCAAGAGGATGGCAACCTAATCCAAGAGGTTCGAAAGCTTCGCGAAGAGACCCGCGGCCTAGGTAAGCAAATCAACCGAAATACTCATGTCGAAATAAGCGGCGCTCTTGTAGCCGATAATAACTCAATAAAGGCCGTAATCGAAAGAGATCGCCGCCGTAATGCAAGGAGAGGATAATTATGTCTTGGAGATATTGGGTCAAATTCGAAGGGTCAAACTCGGCGGGCTTTGAGTCTATCAATACACTCGGAGTGGAGCTACCTGTTTTCGGGATATTACCGACCTTTACAGTCGAGTCCTCGAATGAAGTTAGTATGAGTGGAACGGAGATCGGACAGCGCCGAATCAGGATAGCTCTTGAAGTAGATTGCATCCCAGTGAGCACTTGGGACTATGGCACGGTAAATAGCGATAATGTGTATTACCTCTTGCAAGAAATTCTGCAAAAGAAATATACTCGCATCGTAGAGCCGACCGCTCCAAAGCAAATGCCTACAAGATATCAGTCAACAAGCTCTTTTACTTACTCTAAAAACCTTATTCCGTTTGTCTTTGCACGATGCGACTTCAGCAATGAAAAACAATGGGCTTCAGGGCTTGAAAAGTTTACTATCACCTGCTATCGTAGGGACTTGATCTAATGGCATTATCAAACCAAAGATTTGTAACTACTTGGACAAGCGAAGACTCTATTCAATGGCGTATGTATATCATACCAAGTAGTGTAGATTACATTACGCCCGCCTTGAGTTCAAATGTGACGCTCCCTAGTGAGTTTTTACTAAGGGATATGAGCCTCGATACCGAGCTTGGAAGTATTCCCGCGGGGCTTGTTAGCCAAGTACTCAAGATAAATGTCAATATAGCCGCTTTGCAGGGCACTGACGCGCTCAATGACCTAAGAGCCGACCTGTTACGCGGAACTACCGCAAAACGCGTGCCCTTGAACTCGGACGGCACGGAGTATTTAGCATCAGACCTAACAGAAGCGCAAAGAGAGTTCGATGCATTCAATACTTTTGTTCTGCAATACAATGACGGAAGCGGGTGGAAAGTCGCATTCATTGGATGCCAAAAATACAGCGCGGAAAATGAGCTAGAAATTACCGCGCTTGATAATGTGATAACCTATACAATTGAGATATACGACATATTTCGATGCATTGGAGAAATTATTAATCAGGATATATGGGTAAAGGCACTGAAACCTACGACCGATACAGTCGCATTAAGTTCTTCATATTCTGCAGGGGAAGGAGCCGCATATACATCCATCGAAATCGGTCAAGGATATAAAAATTATTCCTTTTCCTTTGACCCTTATTATGCAGTTGATATTATAGACGGCAATAGCTATTTTCATACTCAGCTTTTTTCTAGACTTACAACAAAAATAGGCACAATGTATAGTGCATATATGCGAGCTATTACACAAAAGCTAACATCGAGCTTCAGCGCTGCAGAGTTCTTTCAAAAAACTATGGTCTTTTACGAAAATCAAGATCAAGTAAATATCAGTCCATACTTGCAGTATATCTCGGAAATATGGACAAGAATAGGAGGCGACTTACAACTTGTCGGAGGCGCGCATTATGATAGTAAAATGTTTGGCCAATTTACCAACTTCTATGAAGTGTACAAAAGCATTATAGAAAGCTCAATTGAAGTACTAAGACCAACATACACTTTTACAAGCGGAACGCCCGACGCGTATACTTTGACGATGGTAGCTGATAACCCATATCCTTACGATTATCAAGTAACATTTAATGAAGACTCAACATATAGCAGTCTTAAAATCAAACTATTCAGCGAAGCGCTTAATCAAGTCAATGTAGCAGTAAGCACTATTACAGGTGAATGGGATACAACTGAATATCAATACGGAAAGCAAGGTACAAGCGGCGATAATAGCAAAGACTTAAAAATCATGTTTCATAATGTGCCAATTATCACATATCGTACAAACCGTGACTCATATGTAGAAACTCCGCATATGTGGAAGAGAAACACAATTAATGCAGGAACTTTGCTATATTGGCATTCACCTCAAGAGGGACTCTTTGACCTCAAGAAAGTAAATACACTTTGCTCGGTATTCTTTGGAGGCGAAGAATTTGCCCCACCAGTGCCATTGTCAAATTATGAGGATATTCCCGAATATCAAATGATCCTCGAACAACAGCAGAGCGGATTACCTACAACGATTGCACAAAGTCTTGTAAACTTTCTCGGACGCTCAAAGCAAGCAGAGGCTACTTTGACTTCATCTTTTAGTTTTGCAAAGGGCACGCTTGTATCAAAGCGTTGCATTATTGACTTATCAGATTACAATACACTTTTAGAGTCAATCTATGGCACGCCGCAAGCCTATTGCGTAATGACAAAACACTCGCATAAAGTCTATGAAGGTATGTGCGATATTACACTACGAATCGACGCGGAGCCTGAATAATGAAATTTAATGAACCCGTAAGACCCGCTGGAATAGGCCGTAAACAAGTTGCATTCGATATAGGACAAAAGCCAAGCCTATTTAACCTGATTGAAAATGCAGATAATGACGGCAATGATACAGGCTCGCAAACAGGCCAAGACGATGCCGTACTTGCACAAGCCGTGCAAAGTGCCCGCGTCATTGCATATAGTGCTGCAAGCAGTGCGATTGATAATAATATGAATGAAGTATGGGGCATTAAGACCGTAGTGCCTTGGGAGCATATCGTTAATTCAAGCCACCTCGGAAATAGCCTCATAAAGTGGGAATCAGACCCGCGTAATGAAGCCTATGGAATAAATACAAGCCTTGCGTATATTGATACTGAAGACCCGACCATTATCAGAGTTCGCAAGAAAGGATGGTATCTTGTCAATGTGATTTTTTTGCAAACAGAATGGTATCATAACAACTCAATATATTATCTTAGAGCACTTGCAGTTGACCAACAAGACTCATTTTATACCATGCAAGATGTCTGCATTACTGATACATACCCTGTTTTGCGCCTCTCGACGCTTATAGGAGTTCCAAGCGGTAATAACCTAGGAAAACCAAGCACGACTACTGATGGCGGAATACAGATAGAATTTAGATCGAATAATCCAGGCCACGGAGCTGAAATTTTTACGCTTGATGATGATAATGTCGAAGCGCAACTTCAGATAATTTGGCTAAGACCCTTCGAAGATGAAAATACATACAATTTCGCGTGAGTGATTATGAATAATCGGTATCTAGGTAGCATAGGTGAGGATAAAACAAAAGTTAGATTCTTGCTGAATCACTACGGCATAATTGAACCTGGTGAAAGCGAGCGATTCACTACAAATAAAATAATGACTACAGGCGCAGTCCAAGTTCCTATGCCATTCCAAAATGGCGTAATAGAACGCGTCATATTTGAACAAGAATCAGTACTATCAGGAATGACTCAGCATTCATTCAGGCTATGGATGTTTCAAGATACAATAACATCTGCAGTTCGCAACGCAACTAAAGCATTCACTTCAAGTGAGATGGATTCTCTTGTAAGTTATATCGATATACGCACGACGGAAGACTTCGCAACGCCTCCAAATGATTTTTGGATCGCTGGTGAACAAAACGTGCCCTATGCAAGTATGCTGCAAAAAAACGTAAATGTACCCTTTATCATAAATAGCGAATATCCAGTACTTTATTTCGTGCAAGAATACATTGGCGAAGTGTTAAGAATTAACGATATCGAGCTTTATTGCACCTTAATAATCAAACGAGACTAAACATGGAATTTTATACAGGTAAAACAGGACAAGACAGAGTATTAAGAGCAATCGACTTTGGAACGCTCGATACCGCCGCATATGCTGCAAATGATATTCTCACTTCGGGCGCTATATCAATCGACGCGGCTCGCTTCTTAGGATTCTCTGGCGTTGTTGAACGGATAATTCTAAAAGAAACAACCTCGGGCACTCTGCAAGCCCCAGCTATTCGCCTATGGTTTTTTGGCTCGGCTCTCACACCAGCCGCGCGGAATAGCCAGCAAGCCTTTACAAGCGCTCAATTTGATATATTGGTAGGTTATGCTGATATTACTGCAGCAGATTGGATTACAGGCGGTACAGGCGTTGCAATTGCACAAATTACACCAAATATGGTATACAATTGTCAACCTACAAGCAAGACACTCTATATGGTTCCTGAACTTAAAGCATCTGGTGAGACTTTCGCATCAGGCGCAACTATCAAAGGCCAAATCGTACTGAGACGGGATTAATGGTAATTCGCATCACCGACCCAAAAGAAGAGCGGGCTATCAGAGCCTATGCTATTCGCAAGAAATTGCCAATAAATAAGGCCGTATCTTTGGCCGTAAAAGAATGCGATCAGCTTCTTATGGCGCAAGGCGAAATAGCAACTTGTAGATTCATGCTGAAAGTCATGAAGGAAGATTACTATAATAAAAAGCCCTGAAAGTTTATGGCTTTCAAGGCTTATGCTCTGGGGGGAGTTACAAGAAACGGCTATGATGGGCCGCTGATTGCAACCTAACCAAAAAAACCGTATAATGCAAATAAAAAAAAGGCTACCTTCCCCGGGTAGCCTTTTCGCACGCCAATGCTTAGAGTATTTGGCCACCTGCAAAATTGAGCATGATGACAAACAAATATACTAAAATGATTCAAATAGAAATACATAAAATTTCAGGCCAGAGCTACCGCGCCGCCGTCCCCTCTCTGCAATCCGTCGCAAATCTTGCGGAAATTCGCGACATAACGAAAATTTTTATTTTTGCCATAACTCCTAGAGAATTCAACTACTTAGGCTCGCTTGAACTACCTCGAAAAATAAAAATAATCAGATAAATAAAAAAAAGACTTGACATGTATTGTTATGTTTCGTAAGTTCGCACCGTAATTAACAACGCACTAATAAACGGAGTGAATGCGATGAAACTCAAACCACACAAACTTTATGACACTTTCGCCGAGGCAATGGCTGCAATTTTCTTGCATCCTCCAGGCGAGGCTCAAGTCATGCCATACAACGGCAAATGGGTAATTCTCAAGCGAGGTGCAAAATGAAAGACGAAACCAAGCAGGCGATATTCGAGATGGCCGTCGGACTCTTCGGCGGCCTATTCCTAAGCTACTTAATTGTTTATGCAATCATTAATGGACTAGTACGATGAAACTCAAACCTTGGCATATGGTGGTAATTTTTGCACTCTGCTTTATCGCTATTCGAACCTACGACTTTTGGTTATACGGACAGGAGATAAAATGAGTGACTGGCTGACTATTCGCGAGGCCGCCGAATTATTCCAAGTATCGCGAAGACTCTTGCACTATATGGCCGTCGGACGGCCTGGTGATGATATCCGAAACAAAAAAGAGGCGGTTCTAAGACAAGTAAAACAAGTGCCTTATGGCGAAAAGACAATGTATCTATTAAACTATAACGAATTAAAAAGAATACTAGGAGCGAAGAGATGAATGAATGCGATATCGACACAATGGTAGAGGTCGAACAAATGAAATGCCGAGAGGCAATTGCTAGACATATGAAAGCAACAGAAAGAGTCCGAGCACTTGAGAAAGAGCTTGAACAAGCAGAGAACGAACTCGAACAAGCAACAGAACAGATGCTACTTTTAGGCACTGATTACGAAAGATAATTTATTAAAGGAGTTGAGACATGAGACTAATCACACAAACAGGCGGGATGCAAGTAAACGGGCTTAATGTCCTTATCTACGGCGATCCCGGTATCGGTAAGACCACACTCGCGAATACCGCGCCAAATCCAATTGTATTGGACTTCGACAGAGGGCTTCATCGCTCTTCTTTGCTCAAGAACGGCTTGCAGTTCGAATCATGGCAGGACCTCTTGACCAATAAGGCGGAACTGGATTCAATCCTAGCCAAGCACGATACGATCATTATCGATACGGCGGGCACAGTCATTGAGCTTATGCAGATGCACCTTACTATCAATAACCCCGGACTTCTTCGCAATACGATCAAATTGTGGGGCGAAACAAAGCGAACATTCCAAGAGTTTTTTACGCCGCTTAAGCTTAGCGGTAAAAATGTAGTTTTCATAGCACATGCCAAAGAGAAAGAAGAAGGCGATATGCGTATTAAACGCCCTCTTATACCAGGCGCAAGTTACGACCTACTTATGCAGTCATGCGACCTCGTAGGCTATTATACCACGCAAGGCAATAAGCGCGTCTTGACCTTTGACCTCTCCGATAGCATTGTAGCTAAAAATTGCGCGGAAATTGCACCCGTACATGTCGACGGCTTGCACTCTATGACTACTTGCCTTGCTGATATATTAGAACATACCAAGACTGCAATATCGAGACGCTCCAAAGAGCAAGAGGCCGCGATTGCACTCGTATCAGAGTGGTCCGAAAAAGCAAAAGCCGCAAAGGATGCTAATAAGTTCGTATCAGACCTTAGCAAAGCAGGTCTTGAGGATGCTTTGAAGCGCGCGGTATGGGCTTCAGTTGTAACTACATTCGGCGAGCGTGGCTTGCAATGGAATAAAGAAAGCGGTAAGTTTGAAGAGGTGGTGAAATGAGTCACACCTTTGAAGTCTGGGGCGCATTTGATGAAGACGATGTGCTCTTAGACTACTCGCTTTCCGAAGAGGATGTCAGAGAGTGGGCTTATGATCGCTTCGAGAAAGAGATGGTAAGCATAGCAAAAATGACAATACACGAACGCGAACAAGTGAAGATTCGCAATTTAAGAGATCCGTATCAGGAGTATATTGATGAGTAAGCAAACAGACTGGACTGCAAAATACTATGAAGGCATGAGAATAAATGCGCATCAGCATTATGCAAAGATGGTAGAGCAAACAGGAAACTATATGAGCGTAATACATACGGCAATAGATTTTTATTGCGAATATCAGAAGCTATCAAAATTTCAAAGGATTATTCAAGCGATACAATTTAAGCGCAAAAGATTTAATCCGCCCTCAGTAGATGAAAAGTCAATTACTAATAATTTTAATCAGAATTTGCAAGCATATATTGGAGGCGATGATGAGTAAGAGACAAACGTCGGTGGATTGGATGAGGCAAAGTATAGAAAATACGTCTATACATTGGGGTTCGGAATTATACTATAATCAAAAAGGCGAAAGTTTCAATTGCATTGTAATTAAAATACAGCCCGAAAAATTAGAGGAATTTTTACTAAAAGCCAAGCAAATGGAAAAAGAGCAAATTGTTGATGCGCATTTACTCGGACTTTTACTTGATTTGACAAAAGATGCAGGAACGCAAGCAGAACAATACTATCAAGAAACCTACGGAGGCGACCATGAGTAAGCAAACAGCGGTTAAAATGTTCAAAGCCCAAAAGCAAACAAAAAGATTTCGAAAGAATCAAATTGTTTGGGTACTTGCAGATTTTGCAAACCATGCAATTATATGGCATAAATGGCAAGGCATAGGGCGGTATGTTATGTCTACAATAGCAAAGTTTGCAACGTCTAATAATTGGAATTTTAATATCGGCAATGATGGATTCAAAGAAATTAAAATTAGCCAAGATCAATTGAATGCAATTACTAAAACTTGCCGAGCAAAGTATTTACTTGAAACCTACGGAGGCGACGATGAGTAACCACAAAAGCGAGCAAGACAAGTATTTTGAAATCGCCACGACTTCTGCAAGAATAACTATAAGTATTATTGCTATGATTGCAATAGGTATTTTCTTCATTCATAAATTGGCGGGGTGCTAACATGAGTAAAACCGCAATGCAGACCCTACGGCAATCACTCGACTTCGCATATTACGAGGCTTCAGTGACTCGGACTCCAGGCGAAGTCCTATCGCAAATAAGATTCCAAACAGTTGACTTGTTAGCAAAGGAACGCGAGCAAATAATCAAAGCATTCGAGGCGGGCGCAAAACTTAAAGAAGCCTGCACGCCAGAAGCGTATTATCGGTTGGTATATTTGCAGGGGGATGTATGAAACAGTATTGGATGCCTATAGAAACAGCTCCAAAAGATGGCACAAGCATAATTGTTATGTATGAGATATGCGATGAAACCTTTGTTCATGTTGCATCATGGCTTGATAAAGATGATAAATTTCAAGAAGGATGGACTACTTATGGAAATACATATAGTTGGGGCTATTTAGAAGGCCTCCAAAAGCCTAAATATTGGCTACCATTACCTGAAATATTTACTAAAGGAGATAAGGCATGAAAAGCGCAGTGGAGTGGTTGGAAAGTGAGATAAGAAAATATTTACACAGTAATTCAGTAATGAATTACGATTCTTTTAGTGATTTATTCGCAAAAGCAAAAGAGCACGAAATAGGCTTTTTACAAGCAGAATTCCAATTTGGATATGAGCAAGCAATAGACGATATGAAGGAGCTTGAAGATGATCAAAATTAGTGCCACCCAGCTCGAATCATACCGCCGCTTTCTTGATGGTCTGATTACAGTCGAGCAGTTCGAGCGCTCTTTGCTAAGACTCGATCCGCCGAATGCAATGATGGAGCGCGGTATCGCATTCCACGAGATGATGCAAACCGACAGCCCTCAAGAGTTCGAGGGACAATTTAGCAATAACTGCATTATCAACGCCCGCAACTGCATGGATTACCGCTCGCGAGTGTTTGAATACAAAGTTCGCCGCGTATTCCGCACTCCATTCGGTGATATATCAGTTACCGGAGTCGCAGACCAACTAATCGGGCTCGATGTCGTGGAAATCAAAACCAAGTATAGTCCCATTAATTTCGATGCCTATTACAGCTCAATACAATGGCGTGTGTATTGCGAGTTATTCAACGCGCCGTATGTTCACTACAAGATATTCGAGTTCGACTCACCTGAAGCCATGGACTTTAAAAACAAAGCGGAATACTCATTCCCGAGACCCGCCTACAATTACGAATATGTCCGAAACATGATACACTACTTACATGAGTATATCTTAGTTCGAGGACTTGATAAAGAGGATGTTTTGCAATTGAAAGAGGATACAGTTCTTATTTAATTATTTATTGGAGATGAGATATGTTTAAGGAGCTATTCAAAAGATGGTTTGGAACTACTGAAACCAAATCAAATAACAAGCAAAGAATTAAGATTCAGAAGTTTGAATCAGTAGAAGAGGCAAGGGGATATATTTACAGTATTAAATCAAACAAGACTCATAAACAGATAGCTAAATATCTAAATAGAAAAGGATATAGAACTGTAAGAGGTTGTGAATTTAGCGCACAAACTGTAAAGTATTACATGAAAGATGATTTTAAATTAAACTTTGTTCGATATAGAAATGCTGAACGCGAGCGTAGTAGAAGAGCAAATAGCAAAGGAGTCACAGCATGAAAACATCCGCCCTATACAAAGAAGTCGCAGGTATCGAGACTTCGCTTAAACCCGGCGTGCCTTTGTCTCAGCAATTGCGAGAAGAACGCAAGGTAATCGAGAGAACTGCTATCGGATATCAAAAGAGCAAAGGCGAAGGCCTCACACCTGATGAAAGACAAGGCATTACAGCTCTTGCGCTTAAAATACCACACGCAATGGCAGATCGATTCCGAGAACTCGCAAGAGCGCAAAATATCTCACAAAGAGAGCTATTCAGAAGAGCACTTAAAAAATACTTTAAAGAATTTGAGGATGTGAAATGAATTATGTGGCTATTTACGATGAGGGGGAAGGTCTACCGACCCCCTTCATCAAAGGCAAAAGCCTATCCGAGCAACTAAGAGAGGAACGCGAAGAACTCGAACGCAAAGCAAAGCAAGCAATAAAAACTAAGAATAACCTTGCAGATTATTACTTTGCAAAACAAAAGAGACCGCAAATTCAATACGCTCAGTTTAACCCGAAAACCAAAAGCGCTCACTTTATGACGCGAGGCATGGACTTCGCATTCGCAAATCCATACGCGGAACTATCCGGGCTTGAAGTCGAAATACTCAAACACTTTCCGACAAAACACACGCTCAGAGATAAGGTAAGATTCCAAGAGCTAATAGCAGCAAAGAGGATGTTTATATTCTTTGCAACCGTATATCTGAAGCTCACATCATTCAAGATCGCCGAATACCTAGACATGAATCGCTCGACTCTATCGCATCATATTTACGCGGCAATCGATGAACTCGATACTTACTCTCAAGTGCAAGTAACAGCCCAAAAAATCGAAGACTATCTCTGGACTCGACATGAACAATTTAGATCGTGAAACTACTTTACAAGTCGGATATTATATCGAGGAAAAAATATGCCCTTACATCCGATCGGTCACATCAGTGATCTCGCGCAAGATACAAACCCTAAGCCGCTGGCTACGCTCCCGCTTTCTGCGATTCTTAAAATAGAACGCGAGGAATTGTTCGGAAATCGAACAAAGAAACCGCGCGGGCGTGTTCGAAAACTGAACACAGCCGAACTATTTGAAGTATCAGAGAGGGTAATTGAAGTGGTCGCTGAATACTATGGCGTATCAGTTCAGCATATCCACCAGCGCCAAAGCTTTGCGCGTCATGTGGCAATAACAATATGCTATCAAGACTTTGCATTCACTATGACGGATATCGCTTTTATATTTAATTGCGATCGTAAATTACCTATAATTGCAGCCCGAAATATCAAACACGAGCGCATACTAGACCCGAACTTCAACGAAATCTACTTACAACTTATTCGCAAGGCCAAGGCATGAGTATTACTATTTCTTTCTTCAACTCAACAAGAGAAACCAAAGCCGCGAAGACTATGGACTTCGACTTTTTTCTGAAGTCAGTAGAACAAGGCATATGGCAAGACCTTGTCCTTAAATACCGAAACCTTGAAGAAGGCGAAAACAAAACCAACTTTAAACGCAAGCTACCTGCTATATCCCCTTCGGGTAAGTTCGCAGAACGCAAGGCGGATGCTCTCGAAGCTCACTCTGGTATTCTTTGCATGGATATCGATGAGAAAGATAATCCCGAGATGCAAATCGAACAACTGCAATCAGACCCGTATGTTTATGCCTATCACCAGTCAGTCGGAGGATATGGCTATGCAGTATACTTCTTAATTGAGCCTACAAAGCACCTAGAAGCCTACCACGCCATAGAAAAGCACCTAGCCGATAGTTACCACCTTATTTGCGATCCAGCGTGTAAGGATACCTCTAGACTTCGCTTTGTCTCATTTGACCCGCATCTTTACAGACGCGAAGGCAAAACACAAGTATTTAAACGATACCTAAAACAACCAAAAGCAGAGGCGCGTCGGTATTATCCACACACCAAATCCGATATTGACCATATACTTACGCAAGTGTGCTCTCGTGGCATTGATTTAACCAACAGCTCCTATTTTGATTGGCTTCAGATTGGCTTTGCACTTGCAGGGCATTATGGAGAGGCAGGCCGTATCTACTTTCATGCAATCTCCCAGCAAAGCGAAAAATATGACTCTAAGACGTGTGATGCCAAGTATACCGAGTGCCTCAAAACAGGAAAAGGCCGCGTAAAAATCAATACTTTCTTTTACAAGTGCAAAGAAGCCGGTATTGAGATACAAACGGAGGAGACTCGAAAGATAGAGCGATATACCAAAGCACAAATGATGCATGGGTTTAAGTCGGATGCGGAAATAAATGAATCCGTAAACAAATTAGGCAAACAAGATGGCATTGACCCTGAAATAACTCAAGAAATCATTGAGCAAACACTCGCTATACCACGCTCCGAGCTTACCAAAGAGAAACAGACAAACTTATTACCCGAAATCCGCGCCGCGCTGGCTACCTATGGACTGAAACGCAATGAAGTGACCGGTATTGTCGAATACCAAGACCGACCGCTTACCGATTGGGATGTTAACACTATCTGGGGTGAGATCGCCGATAATTTAGGCTCTAGATGTGCTAAGAGCACTGTAGAAGACATCATAAATTCAGATGCAACGCCCTCTTACAACCCTTTTACCGAGTTTTTCGCAAAGCATCAAGACAAAACCCCGCAAAATTGCATAGATAAACTTGCCGAATGCATTACGCCGTACTTCGATGGCGAAACCGAAGAGAACGCAAGGGCAATTGCAACTATCTTTATTCGCAAGTGGATAGTATCAATCGTTGCATCCATGCATGGCACTTACTCTCTCTTGATCCTAGTGCTTGTCGGAGGACAAGGCATCGGAAAGACTAATTTCTTTCGCTGGCTCCTACCTGAAGAGCTCCGAGACTATTATGGCGAGTCTAAGCTCGACTCGGGCAAAGACGATGCTATGCTTATGACCTCAAAGCTAATATTATGCGATGATGAGTTTTCCGGCAAAAGCAAAAGCGAATACAAGCACCTAAAAGACATAAGCTCAAAGCAATGGTTTAATATGAGACTACCCTACGGCCGCCGTACGCAAGACTTCAGGCGATACGCCGTGCTTTGCGGGACTTCGAATGACTCCGAGATTATAAACGACCCTACAGGGAACCGCCGTATCGTGCCTATCAATGTCAAGTCCATAGACTTTCAAGCATTTAAGGCGATTGATAAGACCGAGCTTTTAATGGAAGCCTATCATATCTATAAAACCGAAGGTGATAGCTCTTGGCAATTAGAAAAACAGGATATTCAGCTGCTTAATGACTCTGCAAAGTCCAATGAGCAAGTAGATACAGTTGAAGAGGCTATTCTCATGTATTTCGAAAAGACTGAAGCCGATATCGATGCAAACTGGTGGACAACGACCGAAATAGTATCTCACATGATGCAATTCACAAAGTTGCATTTTAACATGACTCGGATAGGAATCGCGATGAAAAATCTCGGTTTTCCAAAAGCATCACGAAGGAAAAATGGCAAAGTTATGCGCTGTTACTGGGTTCGCGAAAGGGTGCAACACAAACCTGACAACATCTATTATGGCTAATTTCTGCAAATAGGCTCAAAAATGGGGTGTTGTCAGGTTTAGGAAAAAATAGCTCCATTTAAGCCTATAAAAAAAATATATGTGTGTGTATGTAATATCATGTACTCTATTCCTATAATATATATAAAATAACTTGACAACTTGACAACATTTAGTATAAGTAACTGAAAATAAACAATTTAAGTGTTGCCAGGTTTGTTTTTAAACCTGACAACAACCTGACAACATGACAACACTACGTAAATACCAAGCCGATGCAATTGAGAACCTCCGCAAAGCCTTTGCCGATGGACACCGAGCCGTAATTCTTTGCGCTCCGACCGGAGCGGGTAAAACGGTGATGTTCTCTGCAATCGCTCAAGGCGCACTGCAAAAAGGCAAAAGAGTAATGATAGTGACCGACCGAGGTGAGCTTTTATGGCAAGCAGGCGGGGCGCTTAATAACCTTGCAATCGTGCCCGAGCTTATTACCGCCGAGACTACCAGAGTCAACTCAAGCCAGCGTATATTCGTTGCTATGATCGAGACAATATACCGCCGAGCTGAACAGCGGATCTACAGCGAACTGCTAAACTCGGTTGACTTATTCATATTTGATGAATGCCATAAGCGGACATTCGACAAGCTCTTCCCTCTTCTTCCCTCTCATGCGAGAGTGCTTGGAGCGACGGCCACACCATACCGAGAGGGGAAGGGGACACCGTTGACCGACCTGTATACTCACATGGTAGAGGCTTCCACTATTCCGAGCCTGATAGCAGATGGCTATTTAGCCAAGCCCTCGTATTATTCCGTGCCTATCGATTTGAGCGGCGTAAAAACCAAAGGCGATGACTTCGATGCTGATTCCCTAGGAGCTGAATACTCAAGAATGCAGATATTCAAGGGCGCGGTTCAGAACTACCAGCGATGGACACCGAATACCAAGGCGATAGCTTTTGCGCCGAATTTGAAGAGCGCGGCTGAACTATATGCAGAATTCGAGAAGGAGGGGCACCCTGTAATATCATTAAATGCCCTTGCGAGCCTCGTAGATAGGCGAAACGCCCTCAAGTGGTACAAAGAGACCCCCGCCGCCGTTTTGATCAATGTAGGGCTTTTTACGACAGGTTTTGATGAGCCGAGTATTGAGACGGTCATTCTATACCGAGCTACCAAGTCTTTGCCCTTGTTTCTCCAGATGGTAGGACGCGGCTCTCGGACCTGCGAGGGTAAAGACAAATTCACGGTCTTGGATTTTGGGAATAACCTTTACCGCTTTGGGATGTGGGACGATTCGAGGGACTGGACAAAACCTCCGAAGAAGAAGCGGGATGGCTTGGCCGTTTACAAGAATTGCATTCACTGCGACGCGTTCCTATATGCATCCGCTCGCGTGTGCTCGGAGTGTGGAAAACTTATTCCAAAAACAGAACGCGAAGTTCTAGAGGAGTTAGTTATATTGACAAAGCATGAGGCTCGCGAGATGGCTAAGCTCGGAGGCTTGCAAGATTGGATCGCCTTGACAAAGGCGGGTAAATTACATCCTTTGTATGTTCTGCAAAGTTTGTGTAAGTTGCGAACTGAAGCCGAAGCCTACCGAGATGCGATGGGATATGCAAGAGGCTGGTTATTCATACACAAAGACAAGACAGGACACTTGAGATGACTACCGAGCAATGGCTTAACGATATGATAGATGACATAGTCATGGAATACGGCGTGTCTCATGATACGGCACGTATTATGCTCTTTGCTTGGCTTGCAGAGTTACTAAGATGGAGTCCGAAGTTTTACGCAATGATGGATTATTTGCTAAATGACTGAACAACAACTACAAGCTCAGTGCTTTATCTGGCATTGGAATATGAGGCCTGAAGAGCGCGGGCTTTTGTACATGAATCATAACAACCCACGCGATGCGAGGCAAGGCGCTCAACTGAAGGTGATGGGTATGATATCTGGCGTTGCTGATATGACCTACCTATCGAAGAGCGGCCCGATATTCTTGGAGTTCAAGACTGCAACGGGTCGCCAAACAGACCGCCAAAAGTGGTGGCAAAGCCAAGTAGAGAATGCAGGATATCGCTATTGCATCGTAAGAAATTTTGAAGAGTTTGTAAAGTCCATAGATATTTGAGTATATTAGAGTTAGTCAGGTGGCGGAATCGGTAGACGCAGCTGCGATGGTTTAGCTGGAAGGTGCAACTCCTTAAGTTTACGGACTTTTAACAATAGCAGAGTAAGTCAGTTAGCAACCATCATGCAGGTTCGAATCCTGCCCTGACTGTTTTTTAAAAATTAATAAAAAGGAAAACCAAATGAAAGTAAAGGTAGCAGGACACACTTACGAGCTATCCAATTTTGAAAACAAGGATACAGAAGGACAGACGATCCAGTTTATTCACAAAGAACCAATTGAAGAAGGTTCAACTGAATTAAAAACAGTTGCAGACGGAACAACCAATGAAGAACTTATAGAGGTTCTTATCGACCGTTTAGTTTTTTTGCAAGCTAAATTCCCGTGTAGAGAGAACGCAATTACAATTACTAAACTTGAGGAATGTTTAATGTGGCTGAATAAGCGAACTGCTGATAGAAATAATCGGAATGTCGAAGGCAAAAATGAGAAATGATATATTGCGCAGTGTGTGCAAATATTAAGTCTATTGCATGGTCAAAAGAGCATAAATGTTAGTCAGGTGGCGAAATTGGTTAGACGCTGCCCGTGGAGGGTTGATTGGTTCTGTTCGATTCAGACGTTGGAAATGGTGTTCCACAAATGCGGGTTCGAGTTTCGCCCTGACTACAAACAACAACAAGAGAGACTTATGAATCATTACTACCAAAACATCCAAGGCTGGTTTGACTACGAAGAGATAATCAAGCTAGCCATTGACAAAGCCGAAGACGGCGCAAAGTTTGTAGAGATCGGAGCTTGGAAAGGCAAGAGCGCCGCGTTTGCAGGCGTTGAGATCCTGAATAGTGGTAAAGCAATCACTTACTATGCAGTAGATCACTTCTTAGGCTCTGAAGAGCACCGCAATCCCGTGAGTGACTTTTACGACTTTAAATGCCAAAGTGGTGAATTACGAACGGAATATCATGCTAATATCGAGCCTGTTAAGTCGGTAGTCAAGACTTACGACATGACAAGCGCTCAAGCTTCGAAGATGTTCAAGAAAAAGAGCGTGGACTTTATCTTTATTGACGGCTCGCATGATTACGACTCTGTTTGTGTGGATATTGAGATATGGCTTCCAAAACTCAAGCCCGGTGGAATGATTGGAGGTCATGATTATACGACGCATGAAACAGTCAAACAAGCAGTAGATACTTATTTTACGGACTTGCAAATTATCGGCAAGTCATGGTTATACATTTCAAGGAGTGGAGAGAATGGCAAAGATTGAGATTAGCGGCGAGGTGGTGTATGTCGGAGCGCCTGTAAAGTATTCCGATAAATTCACCAAAGCGGAGATCGTGGTAAAGGATTCGACAAGCAAGTATCCAGAGTTTATCAAGTTCGAGGCGATTAACGACAAGGTCGAACTCATGCGAGGGTATCCAGTTGGTACTCAAGTAATTGCAGAGGGCTTTGTCGGTGGTAAGGAATATCAAAAGAAAGAAGGCGGGATTGGGTATATCACAAGTATCAAGCTCGCTAAGATTTACGAAAACAAGCCCGCGCCTGTAGAGGTTCCCGATGCTATACCATTTTGACGACCACTTCGACGAGATGCCTACCCTTGACTGGGAGGAACTCAAAGACAAAGACTTTAAGACAGAGATCATGAAGAACGGCGTGCCTTTCGAGGCGCGTCTGTTTCTCGCGGGTTCGGGATGGAAGCTGAAGCTGACTAACAAAGTAACAGGTCGATATGCTTTGGAGCTTCGCTTCCGTAATATGAATCTTAACGATGCGATGGTAAAAGCGGAGTTTTACATATTGGAGAATCTGGAATGAGACTATCCGAGTGTGATGTTAGGTATATCAATTTAGATACGGCTCTTAGCAATCGAATAGAGATGGAGCGCCAGTTTGGAATGATTGGTATGAATAAGACCGAGCGGATAAGTGCAAAGACAATACCAGCGCCAAGCGGCTCTAAATTTGACAAGCACTTTGTCGGATGTGGCCAGTCTCATATAGACGCCCTGCAGTCAGGCGAAGCGCCGTTATTGATACTTGAAGACGATGCGCAAGTTACCGAAGACTACCGCGAAGAGATAGATATTCCACATGGCGCGGATGCGATCTATCTTGGTTGGTCAATGGCTAATAAGAGAATGACGGTAAAGAACTTCAGCGAACACTTGGTAAAGGTTACAGGCTTAGCGGCGGCTCATGCTATACTCTATTTGAGTAAACGGTATAAGGACTTTGCAGAGGATGCGATCAGGCGTGCAATCTATGAAGAGCAAGTTCCTTTGGATGTGATGCTTGCGTATATTCAAAAAGACTTCAATGTCTATGCAGTTCGCAAGCCGTATTTTATCCAATCGGATGCACGATATTCGCTAAACAAATGGGAATCACTAACAAGAGGCGAACTACATGAGACTTGAAGTAATTATTCCCTACCGCAATCGCGAGGCTCACATCCGTAAGCAAGTTCCTCACCTATTTAAGACGCTTGAGGCTCAAGGCTTGGACTTTGGCATTACGATTGTAGAGCAAGAGGAAGGCAAACTATTCAATACTGGCATGATGAAAAACATCGGGTTCTTAGAGTCTCAGCATGCGGACTACTTTTGCTTTCATGATGTGGATATGTACGCTCAAGACGCGGATTATTCACCAGTCACGATGCCGACACACTTGGCAAGGTATGTAGAGCAATACGACTGGGATATGCCTTACCGTGCTTACTTTGGTGGAGTGACGCTATTCGACAAAGAGTCATACCGCAAAATAAACGGCTACTCTAATGAATACTGGGGTTGGGCTGTCGATGATGACGATCTATACTGGAGATGCGTATTAATAGGCTTTGCAAGAAGAGAGGGGCGGTTCTGGTCTGATGATCATGACCGCGAAAATTATGACAAATGGCAAGAAGAAAACTGGGCTAAGTTTCAGGCTTCGCTTTTGGATACGGAAGCCAAGAGTGGAATTACAACAACGGAATACACTGTACTAGAGTCTAAGCAATTTAATCCACAGCTTAGGCGTATTTTAGTTTCTATTTAGGAATAATCACAATGGATGCAATTAAGACCTTTGTCCCTTTGGTCGCATTATCAGTCATTGCACTTGGTGCGACCTTAGGCGTGGGAGATGGGAGTTTTAGCACATTCGCGGTCGGTCTTAGCAAGTATGCTCTTGCAGTTGGGGCGGCGTGGTTTGTGGATTCGTACTTAATCAAGGAGGTAAATACTCGTGAAATTATCGCACAAAATCCTATCGCTTACGCTCTTTACTTGTCTGCTAACATCATTACCGCTGCACTCTGCTTCTCTCAGTCCTAAAGTCCTGCTAATAGCCAAGGGCTTTATCGGCACGAAAGAAGAGGGCAATAATGGTGGCTACTGGGTTCGCCGCTTTCAAGCGAGCACTAAGAGCCCAAAGGGCGCTCAATGGTGTGCAAGCTTTGTGAACTTTTGTCTTGACTCTGCAGGGGTCAAGGGATTGCCGTTCACTGGGTCGGGCCTGGCGCGTCATTTCGCTACTCGGAATAAGACCATAAAGGCGACGAAAGTCATTGCTGAAAACATGACCTTACCACCGGGCACTATCATTGTATGGCGAAGGGGAACTACTCCCTTTGGTCATGCAGGGATAGTTGACACATGGCAGGGTAAAAAGGGCACGACAGTCGAAGGAAATACAAGCTCCGGACTTCGCGGCTCTCAGCATGACGGCGATGGCGTTTGGGCACGGACGCGAGTAATTAACCCCACCTCATACTTCAGGATTACGGATTTTGTTATTTATTAAAAATAAAATTTCTAAGTCCGTTTTACTTGTGCTTATATTTGTTTTGCCAACATAGGCACTCCTTATCTCATGCCTTCACTCCGCGAGGGCTTCTTTCGAGAGGCCCTTGTTTTAACCGATATAGCGATGGACATATTTAGTGAACTCTTGCGTAATGTTTTAGCGACTCTGGTAAGTACGGTAACGATTGTTATTATGTTTTTCAGATTCATGAATAGGGAACGCTTGCAACACGCAAAACAAATTGCAGATGTAATTGAGAAAACGGCAAAGCACGTATTCAACACTGCAACTTTAGAGCACCGCGTAGCTCAGCTCGAAAAGACCGAGAAAGAGCAAGCCGAATCGATAGACAAGCAGTTTGCTTTAGTACACTCAAGACTTGATCAGATCTACTCCATAATTGCAGGGCTTAATAAGTGAGTTTGCACTTTGGCTTTAAATATTGGAACGAGCCTACACCTGCAAAGATTCGCAGAGTCGCGGGCGCTTTAGCCGCCGCTGGCATTGCCGGTTGCGGTTTTGCCTATTTACGCGATAACATAGCCTTGGCGATTACGCTGTTGAGCTTCGCGGTTGGTGGGTCTTTCATTGCTAAGCTTTTTACGGATAAGCCATGAGAAGAGATAGATTCAATATAGCAATTTACCGAGGTGAGACTTTCTCACTTGCAGTCGAATTGAAAGACGCGGACGGCGCGGCTATTAGCTTGGTCAATGCGACTTTAACCGCTCAATGCAGAGTAAAGGCTACGAATGCGACGCTCTTTACTTTCAATACGACGGTAACATCCCCTGCAAGTGATGGCAAGTTTTCAATATCCTTGCCGGGAGCTACAAGCCTTGCACTCACTCCGCAAAAGGGACTAGTTTATGACGTGAAAATATCTTGGCTTGGTGGTGATACGAAGTATTGGCTTGGTGGTGATTTGGATATTATCGATACGGTGACTTCATGAGTACAAACAATGTAGTCATTACGGCGCTTCCAGAGGTAGTCAGAGTTTCGGTTGGAGCTACGATCAACTCAGGCGCGGCTGTTTATATCTGGAATGAAACTCCAACGGGCACTATCAACGGCTCAAATGCTACTTTCACATCATTGCAGAACTTTGTCCCAAACTCTTTGCAAGTCTTCATAAATGGAATGCTGCAAGTGCTTACAAACGATTATACGACAAGCGGCTCAACGACAATAACTTTGAATGTTTCGCCTGTCGTTGGTGATGTTATACGAATACATTACAAATTAGGATAATACGATGGCTGAAACTACAATAGCAGGCCGCCAGATACGCGATGGAGCGATAACTAATAGCAAAGTCGCTGCAGGTGCTGCAATAGATTCGAGTAAATTAGCGGACGGCGCAAACTTTCTTAAGAAGGATGGCTCGGTTGCTTTAACAGGTAACTTAAGCGCGGGCAATAACAAAGTAACAACCCTTGCAACGCCGACAGACTCAGGTGATGCGGCTACTAAGGGCTATGTAGATACGCAAATATCTGGGTTACCAAGCGCTTACAAGTATCGAACTGTAAAAGCGGCTACAACTGCAAATATCAATTTAAGCAATCCGGGTACGGATACCTTCGATGTCGTAACTTTAACAAGTGGCGATAAGCTTTTAGTCAAAGACCAAAGCACCCAAAGCCAAAACGGTATCTATGTTTTCAACGGATCTTCAAGCGCTTTAACTCGTGCAACTGATTCGGATGCATGGGACGAGCTTGTAGGTTCTCTTGTCTATGTCGATCAAGGTTCTACTCAAGGTGAATATAGATTCTACTGCACTTCAAATTCAGGCGGTACGCTTGGTTCTACAGCGGTTGTATATGTACGTGATTTAAGCGGTACTTTGACTAATAGCAACTTCGTATTTGAAGTCACTCCGAGCGGAACTATAGATGGCTCGAATACGGCCTTTACTTTACCTGACACTCCGACTGCAGGGACTCAAAGGCTTTATCTAAATGGTCAGAGACTCAAGAGCGGCGCGGGTAATGATTACACGATTTCAACGAATACAATCACGATGGCTACGGCTCCAATTAGCGGAGATATTCTTCTTTGCGATTACATGAAGTGATAAGAGATGCCAACAACAAAACTAAATAATGCTCAATTACCCGATTCAATTGCAAGCAAGACAATCGGGACAAGCAATACAATTGAAACTAACTTGACTAAGCTGACTATTGCAGGCGGGTCAAATGGTCAAGTATTAAGCACTAATGGTAGTGGTACTTTGTCTTGGACTACGGCAAGTGGCGGCGGCGGTGTAACTGATGGAGACAAAGGCGATATTACCGTAAGTGGTAGTGGAGCTACTTGGACTGTAGATAATGACGCGGTCACTTATGCAAAGATTCAAAATGTATCAGCCGCTTCAAAACTATTAGGCCGTGGTGACTCAGGTTCAGGCGATGTGCAAGAGATTACGCTAGGCACGGGCTTAACTATGACGGGCACGACTTTAGCTGCGAGTGGTGGTGTATCTGATGGAGATAAAGGGGATATCACTGTAAGTAGTTCGGGTGCTACTTGGACAATTGACAACGGCGTTGTTTCATACGCTAAAATGCAAGATGTTAGTGCAACTAGCCGCTTGCTCGGACGCGCTTCAAGTGGGGCTGGTGATGTCGAAGAAATTACGATAGGTAGCGGCTTAACTTTGACAGGTACTACGCTCTCTGCGAGCGGTGGTGGAGGTGGTGGCCTTGGAGACCCGACATATTATGTTTACAAGACTGCAGATGAAACAGTTACAAGCTCTACAACTTTGCAAGATGATGATCATTTATTCCAAGCATTGACAAGCGGGAAAAATTACTGGATAGAATTAAACTTGCTTGTTTCAAGAACGGATACTTCAAATTCGGTAGGTTTTAAGATTGCGTTTGATGGTAACTCTGAAGGGTATTTAGGGATTACTTTGGCGGACGGAACTACAAGTACTAATAATACCAATATCTCCAATAATGCAAATTTACCAGCGCCAAGATTAGTACAAGTCGGTCTTGCTTTGACCTCTAATAAAACCGTACAGTTCAAATGGGCACAAAACGCCTCAGTTTCAACAGGTTTGAAAGTGCATAAAGGTAGTCATATGTTGATATGGGAGTATTGATATGGAAATCACGTTCTATAAAAAAACTGAAGCTATGAATACGCCTGTTTTGGCATATGATGCTGATGGCAATGCGACTGAATACGGCGAGCCGTTCCCTGTCATGCTATGGAAATTCATAGACGAGAACGGCAATCTTTGGAATACAGAAACTGCAATTGATGGAACGGAAGAGGAAGCCGCGAGTATCATATTAGGTGCTAATCAGTGAGTCAATACAGACCGCGCTTAAACGATCAAGAATACGCTGCTATACTAAACTATAGACAAGGCAAGCGATTTGATCCAGATGCAATCCAAGTGGAAGAGCCGAGCAGAGTTCCTGACTGGCTTAACACGATGGAAGACGGACGCGAGGAGGTTTTGCCGACGCTTCGCATCCAAGGCAAGACGGCGGTCTTCAGTGATATTCACTTAGGTATCCATGACAAAGCGGCGCTTATTGCAGCGATTCAATATGCAAAACAGGATAGAGTCGAGAATATCATTCTCAATGGCGATATCTTAGACGCGGCGCAAATCTCTGGACATCCTAAGACTCATGATACGCCGAAATTCCTGAATGAGCTAGAGCTTACAAAGCAGTTTCTTGAAGGCCTCCGCTCCGAGTTCAAAGAGCAAACGATTTACTTTAAGCTCGGCAATCATGAGGATAGATTGCAGCGGTATTTAATGGCGAAAGCCGACGCGGTTGCAGAGCTGATACATTACCGCCAATTGCTAAAACTTGATCAGCTTGATATTCGCTTTGTCGAATCTACGCAATTTATGAGAATAGAAAATACATACATAGTGCATGGTCACGAGATGAAAGTATCAGGCGGCGTTAATCCCGCCCGCGCTTTGATTCTCAAAGCGGCGGCGAATGTAGTGATGGGACATGTGCATCGTACTTCATTCAGTTCAATCAAGAGCTTGGATGGTAAGTTTTACAAGGCATATACAACGGGCTGTTTGTGCAAGCTAAAACAAAACTATATGCCACACTCAAATAGCAATCATGGTTTTGCAATCATTCAAGAGAATGGTATGGTAGATAATCTCTTTATTGAGAATGGAGTAGTGCAATGAGATTCAATGATGTACTAAATGCGATGATAATAGTTGCAGTCTTGCTTATTATTGGCTTTGTTTCGGGGCTTCACGTAGGCAAGACAAGCCAAAAGCGCGTAACTGATACAATCACTACCGTGCAACTTATTGAACGCCCTGTAACGATTAGAGACTCAGTACATACGAAATCAGTCATGATACGAAATCGCGATACGGTTTATTTCCTAGATCGCCCCGTTGAAATCCCTTGCGGAGATACTGCATTTGTAGCTCAAAGCGACTCGGTAATTACTGCAACTCGCGATACAATCAATATGGCTTTTGCCTATGCTAATCGCAAGGGGCACTTTTCACTTGTTTACCGCCCGCGCCCTGACTCAATTAAGGTAATTACTTTGCCGACTGAAGTCAGAACGGAGAATAACTGGGGATGGGTAGTTGGTGCTCTTGGTATTGGATTAGGTTTGGGAGTTTATTATGGCAGGCGCTGATAATCTCAAAGGACATAGCTTTAGAGACAAGCCCGAGCGTATCAATCGAAATGGTAGGCCAAAGGGTTCAATAACCTATGTCAAAGACCTTGCAATGATGGCGGCGCAAGAGCTATCAAAGCCTGGCAAAACAAAAGAAACTGTAGCGGCTGAAATTATCGATATGCTAATTCATAAAAAGATATTGCTGAAAGAAGATATAACAGCCATGAAACTACTAATGGAGTTACTGACTCACTTGAATAATCAAGTAGCAGAGAAAGGCAAAATGATAATAGAGTGGGGTTCACAAAATGGACACAGTGATCAGGATAAAACCGCATGACAAACAGCTTGAGATACTTCGGAATAGGAAGCGCTTTAATGTTGTTCGGTGCGGCCGTCGCTTTGGCAAGTCTTATTTGGCTTTTGCTTTGGCCCTTGAGAAAATGCTGGAAATTGATGGCTCGTATGTTCTCTACACCGCGCCAAGTTACACCGAGCTTTCAGGAAGAGAAACCGAAGCACAGAATTTCTTTGCACCGCTTGGCGCAACTTACAAACAAGGCCAGATTAAACTAGGCCGCAGTACATTGGTTTTGCAAGGTATTTACCGAGCGGATGGCTTAAGAGGTAATAAGTTTCATAGAGTTATTTGCGATGAGTGGGCACATTGCCCGAATGCAGAAGATGACTGGAACTTTGTGCTTAGTCCGATGCTCGCAGATTACGAAGGAGATGCTTATTTCTTTTCAACGCCAAAAGGCAAAAATCATTTTTGGCAATTAGATCAGCTCTCCGAGACTATGGAAGACTGGCAGTCATTCCACTACTCGACATACGACGGCGGGCAAATCAAGATAAGCGAAGTTGATAGACAAAAGGAACTGTTACCGAGCTTAGTATTTGCGCAAGAGTTTCTTGCAGAATATGTCGATAGATCAGCGGCTAAGATTAAACGCGAATGGCTACGCACGACAAACGGCCAAGAATGCACGGCATATTACATTGGAGTTGACCTTGCAATTAGCCAGAAAGAAACTGCAGACTATACGGCAATCGTTGTAATAGGCACGACAAAAGATGGTGAGGTAGTTGTAGTTGAGGCCGACCATTTTAGAGCGCAGTTCCAAGAGATAGGACGCAAGATCATGTCAGCTGAACAAAGATGGAATGCAAGAGTAGTTGCAGTCGAATCTAATCAGGCTCAAGCATGGATGGTTCAGGAGCTAAAAAGAAATACTAAGATGAATGTCGTAGGTGTGAGAGCGGATAGAGACAAGGTGATACGCTTTCAGCCTGTAGAGGCACGATATGAGCAAGGCCTTGTCTATCATGTCCCTCATATCAATCCGGAATTTACAGAGGAGCTGCTAAGTTTTACAGGCACTCCGCAAGACAAGCATGATGACTTTATTGACGCGTTGGGCTATGCCTTCAATGCTATTCGCAAAACTCCACAGATATATGTATGAGTCTACTTGACCAACTTAGAGATAGAATCGCAAGTGCAGTTGCACCGCGAAGAAACGACAGACCGTATATTCGGTCGGGTGGCTCTCGTAATATCGGTGCGACTCAAGTCGGTAATGAGTTAAGCGCCTCGCTTCGAGGCACGGTCTTTGCTTGTTTGCAGCATAGAGCGAATGCTTTGAGCGGTATCAAGTTCGATGCATACAAAGAGCAAAACTGGGAAAAAGAGGAACTCGGACGCGGTCACTGGACAAACGAGCTTTTAAGCAATCCGAATCCGTACTTCACGCGCTCTCAAGTCTTTGGATATATTGAAAACTGGCTTAGTATCAATGGCAATGCGTTTATATGGACTCCGACAAATGGCTACCGCGTGCCCTTGCAAATGTGGGTACTTAATCCTACAAGGATGCGAGTCATTAAAGGCGAGAATAACTTCATTGATGGGTATGTCTATCAGTCAGCGCAAGAAGGCAATATAGCCATACCGGAAAAAGAGGTTATACACCTTGCTAAGCTACACCCCGCCTCGCGTCCCGAAGAAATAATCGGAATGAATATCTTTGGTGTTGGTCTTGTTTCAGCCGCTTTGGAATATGCGAATATCGACCGCGAGGTTAGTGCTTACCTTGCACGCCTCTTTGCGAATAATACAGTCCCGCCGCTTATTGCAAAGTTCCCCGAAAGGTTCGACCAAGACGAATGGCAAAAGCTAAAAAGCGCATGGAATGAAGAACTACCAGACTACAAGCTCCGAGCTTTGCTTGGAGGTGGAATGCAATTAGAACTCCCGCCAAAAGGCGAGCTTGCAGTTAGCTATGACGCGGTTAGCCGAGATACACGCGCTCAAATCGCTCAAGTCTTCGGCGTGCCTCCCGGAATGCTTGATGGATCATTCCAAAACAGAGCGACTGCAGAGGTTCAGTTTGCAATTTTTAGACAAAACACGATAGACCCCGAAGCTTTGTACATTGCTGAAGAGTTTACTCGCCATTTTAGACGATGGGAAGAGGATGTACTCATCCAAGCACAACCGTATGAATATGCAGATCCCGACGCTGATTTGAGACAAGAAGAGTTCGAGCTTAAATGGGGAATCAAGACAATCAACGATGCAAGAGGCGAGCGCGGATATGATCCGATACCAAATGGAGATACGCCGCTTATTGCTAATGGTTTTGTCCCGCTTAACATGGCCGTAAACCCCGCTCCCGCGCCCTTCATGCCACGAAATGCAGAGACGCGAAGCCTAACAGCCAAGCGGGCTAAATTGCCTCTCATAACAGCCGAATACAAAGACTATTTCTGGAGGCAATTCGATGGCATTACCGAGACTAATAGCGAGCGCTTTGATAGTGTAGTTAAGATGATCATTGCACAAGTCAAAGAGCAAGTATTCCAATTAGCAGATGAAGGGATATTGACTCTTGAAAGTGTAGAAATATCTGACAAAGACTTTGAAAAATACGATGAGATTATTGCAAAAGCTTGCGATAAAGTCACTCAGCAATTGTTGCAAGAGCTTTCAATTGGCGAGTCTGATTTAACAGGCGTCGTAGGTCAACAAATCAAGCAAATGGTTGCAGACTCAAGCGCTCAAATCCGAGATTCAATTGGAATAATCAAAGAAGAAGTCGAAAAGACGCTTGTAGATAATGCAGATAAGACAAGCGAAGAGCTTAATAAGATACTAACTGACAAATTCGATAGCCTTTCAACAAGCAGAGCAAAAGCGATTGCAAATACAACAAGCGCAAATGTTACAAGCGGAATGCAATATGCAGTCTACAAAGATCAAGGCTTTGATATGATGTGGCTTACACAAAGAGACGGCCGTGTAAGACCTGCTCATCAATCAATGGAAGGTCAAAAGCAAGGCGCGGATGGATATTTTACCGTAGCAGGTGAGAAAACTACACGCCCGCTAGGTCCGGGCTTATCGGCTGGAAATTCAGTCAACTGCAGATGCCAATTATTCCCAGTGGAAGCCTAATGAGCTACAAGCCAAATAAAGGAATGCAAGAAGAAGCCGAGCGAGCTATTCGGTGGGTCGAAGAAGGCCGCGATGGTGGTACTCGCATAGGTAAAATCAGAGCGCGTCAAATTGCACGCGGTGAGAATCTAAGCGAGGATACTGTTAAGCGTATGTATTCTTTTTTCTCAAGGCAAGAAGGCGTAAAAGATGCTGAAGGATTCGAGCCTGGTGAGGATGGATACCCATCACCCGGACGCGTTGCATGGGGCTTGTGGGGTGGTGACCCTGGATATAGTTGGTCAAAGAACATAGTAGAGCAATTAAAAAATAGAGGTTTTAATATGAATTTAATAACACGCGAGCTGAACCTACAACTTAGGGACGGCTACGAAATGGAGGAAGGCTACGAAGAGAAAGAGAATGATCTCTATACCTTCGTAGTTTCAACTCCCGAAGTTGACCGCTATGGGACTATCATAGTTCCAAGCGGTATAGACTATACAGCATATCTAAATAATCCCATAGTCTTAGCTCAGCATGACTCGGACAAGTGGCCTATCGGTCGCTGTTTGGGTTTTGCAATGAATGGCGAAAACCTAGAAGCGACAATTCAAATTGAGTGTATTACCGAAGAGGGCAAGAAACTCAATAAGTTAATCAATGCAGGTTTTGTTAAGGCCGTATCAGTTGGTATCATTCCAAATGAATACGAAGAGCAAACAATCGACGGGCAAAAAGTGACTGTTTACACAAAGTCCGAGCTTGTAGAATTTAGTGTCGTATCAGTTCCTGCAAATCGCCAAGCCTTGCTTAAGAAATCAATCAAGACTTTACTCCAAGATTCAATTCAAAAATACAAAAAGGAAAGTAGAATGTTAACCCCAGAGATCGAAGCCAAGATCAAAGACGAGCTTCTTCCTGCAATCAAAGAAGCGTTTGTCAATGAGGTAATCAATCTCGGCTTTTCACCTGAAGAAGCCGAAGCATCCGTAAACGCTTTTATTACTGCAGGCGCTCCTCCTATGCTTGCAGTTTTGCAAGGCGAAGCAGAACCCGAAGTAGCCGAAGAACCAGCCGCCGCCGAGCCCCCAGTAGAAGTGGTAGCTGAAGAGCCAGTAGCAGCGGGATTCCAAGCGCCTGAAACTCGGGTCGGTAAGAAAATTGCAGCTTCTACACAAGCGCAAATCAATGAAGGTATGGATATGATTCAAAACGGTTACAAGATTATCAAATCTGCAGTAGCCGGCGAAGCAGGCCGTTCAATTACTTTGAATATGCCGAAGAAACTCAACACAGACGAATTACTCAATTTAATCTAAGGATATTGCATAATGGAAAACATTATCGTAACAAAAGACCAACTGAAAGAAGTTGTTGACCGCAAAGTAGCCGATCAACTTCGTACACAAAAGCCAACAAATAACAATGGCTTCGTATCAATTAAAGCAGATCATGATGCACGCCGCGATCAAGCTCGCGTCGTAGCTGATTACATTCTTGCAGTTCACAAAGGACGCGACGGCGTTGCAGATGAAATCGCACGCAAAGCAAATGAGAAGTACTTGACAAGAGCAAACTTCAACACAGGCACAACTGCACAAGGCGGCGCGGCCGTTCCTCAGTTTTGGGTAGAGGAAATCATGTCTTTTGCAGATCAGTACGGATATGCAAGAGCTCTCGCGAAGATCTATCCAATGAGAGGCAAGACAGAAAACCTCGTAAGCTCTGGCGCGTTCACTGGCGCGGTAGTTGCTGAAGGTTCTGGTTTGACTTTGACTGACTCAGCAAACTTCTTTACAGCTACAGCAATGACAGCTCGCAAAGTAGTTGCAGGTGCTATCGTTTCTGAAGAGCAATTGCAAGATGCTACTCCTGCATTCTTGGATTATGTAGTTAATGGTTTGGGTCGCGCTCTTGCTGAAACAGAAGACAAGCAGTTTTTCAATGGCGATGGTAATGCACCTAACTTTACAGGCTTGCTCAACGCCGCTTCAACTACAGTAGTTCGCCAAGGTGGTGCAAATAACTCTGGTAAGGATACATTCGGCGAGATTTCTTGGACTGACCTTTGGAACTTGCGCCTCGGTGTAAATTCTGGCGTTGGTGCAAACGGTGTATTCGTAGTGCCTCAGTCAGTATTCGGATTCTTGATGAAAGAAACAGCAGGCTCACGCCCTGTTTATGATCAAGTACGCCCTATCGAAATTACATCCATTGGCTTAACAGCTCTTGCAGGTAATTCATACTTCACTCCAACAGGCCGCCCGATGCACGTCGTACCAGATGCACTCTTCCCAACAAGTGCAGCGAATACAGCATCTGCAGTATATTGTGACTTTAACCAGTTTACAGTAATGGGTATCCGCGAGGATGTAACAGTTAACGAATACAAAGAGTATTTCGGCGCGACTGGTTTGGGTGGTACTCATCAAAAAGGTATCGAAGTAGTTGAGCGCGTTGCATTCGCATTCCCTGCTCCATCTGCAATCGGTGTTCTTAAAACTTCAACAACCTAATTAGGTGATTTATGCTCGTAGATGTAATTCTAATCGAGCCGTATAAAGGCGTATCGGCAGGGTATGAGACTTCTCTCCCTGCCGAGATTGCCGAGGCTCTTATTAAACAAGGCAAGGCGAAGGATGCAAAGCCAGCGCCGAAAGTAGAAACAAAGAAATCAGGTAAATAACCATGCCATATACAAGCGCAAATCCGAGGGCGTTCAATGCTCTCATGACCTTTCTTAATTTGGAAGTTAATGGCGATCCGACCTCCGAGGATACGGCGCTGTATACTTGGTTTGATGACCTTATTACAACTTGCTATGTAGAGGCTGAAGGCTATTGCGGTC